ATGGCACCTGTGCCTACATTTTGACCGCCTGTTCCGTTGGGTCCTTGACCAGGCCCGTAACGCAAATCTCCGCCACCGCCGCCGCCACCGGCCGCGCCGCCTGTGCCAGCTGTACCGGCTTGACCGGGAGTTGCAAATGTACTAACAGCATTGCCACCAGCGCCGCCCGCTCCAGCATATCCACCGGCACCACCGCCACCGCCACCTGCATATCCATTACCGGGGGCACCCATGACTGCACTACTATTACCACCTTTTCCGCCTGCACCACCACCGTCGCCGGTATAACCACCACCTGCACCAGGCGATGGGGTTGTTCCAGCAGTACCTCCGCCACCAGAAACAGTTGGATTACCATTAAAGTAACTGTTTCCTCCTAGGCCCGATGTGGCGCCAGTTCCGCCAGCGCCCACAACCACAGTATAAGGTGCTCCTGGAGTCACTGGTATATTGTTTTTATATCCCAATCCACCACCGCCACCGGCAAGATTTACCGAAGCAGGAGTGGTTGAATAACCGCCACCGCCACCAATTGCCACAACGCTAACAGATGTTGTCAATGCAGGTGCAATCCATGTATATGTTCCTGCAACACCATATGCAATTTGACCTGTGTCAACTGATGCAGTTGTTGTGGCAAATGTTGCAGTACTTGGCAAGCTGTTACCTTCAGCATTTGTAGCAAGAACTCTAAAGGCATAACTAGTACCGCCTGTCAATCCTGTTATGGTAATATTACCTGAACCAGATTGTGATACTGTAACATATGAAACAGTATTGGCATTGCCTGTATAACTTATAATAGGAGTGCCACCATTAAATGCTGGCGCAACATATACAATATTGGCTGTTGTTTGGAAGGCCTGTACATATGATATAGTTGGCGCATCAGGAACCGTCCAAGTAGTGGCAAATGTTGCTGTACTTGGTAAACTGTTTCCGTATAAAGTTGTGGCAACTACTGAGAATGAATATGTGGTATTTCTAGTCAATCCTGTCAGTGTAATATTACCCGATCCTGCTTGTGATACTGTAGAATATACTATACCATTTGCATTACCAGTATAACTTGTAATAGGTAATCCGCCTGTATATGCGTTTGACACATATACAATATTTGCTGTTGTTCCAGTAACACCTACATAAGATATCGTAGGAGAACCTGGCAAGAAATACACCGGTTGCTCGGTTAATATTACATCAAATATTCCATCAAAAGAGACGTTGTCTATTATCATCTTTTCCTTAGAACGGTTTAGTTCCAGATTGTGTTACGTTGTTATTAGTAATTGTTTGATTGCCAGAACTATCAGTTGTTACATCTGCACCTAACATCAAGTATTTTGTATAAGCATCTGCCTCAAGTGCAGCAGTTGGTATATTAATTGTGGATGAAAAACTATTATATTTTGCATCACCCACAGTAATCCTCATATTGGTCATGTTACCAGGGAAATATCCACCATAGTAATTGCCAATATAATTTGAAATGCCCCAATCAAATGTATCTTGCACTAGGCCTAGTCCAAGTGGGGTTGAACCTGCAGTATCAATTGCTTTATATGCAACAGATGATCCATAATCACCTATCCACATGGTCTCAATTGCATTGATATCTCGATTTAGTACTATGTATTGCCATGTATTTGCTTTTATCGTAGTCTCGATCCAAATATAACTTATCTGTCCACCGCCGCCATATTTGTCCAATGTAATTGTGGTATCATCTACAGTAAATAAACTTAGACCATCTGTTTGATCTGTACCTAATAGCCCCACGTTCGCTAAGCTTGAATTATTATAGAACCAGCCCTCTATTGTAAATGCTCCCGTACTAAAATAAACACCTGGAGTCAGATTTGCCAACCGTGCGGTCGTCCCATTGAACGACAAACTACCTGCCAAAGTAGGTGGCGGTTCATATTCTTTAATGAATTGCATTCCACCCAATAATTCTAATCCGGTTAATTGCATCTCATGCCTTTAAATTTTTGATATGAGTTTTATGCACACGGCATTGTACTTGGCCGTTGTAGTAATCTTCTGTTTCTAAAACTCGTCTATCCATTTGTTCTCTTGCTTCTAAATAATTGCATAATCCCTTGTTAGGACATATATGCAGTATCTCTCTGATAAAACTATCCGCGCCGTGTTTCTCTACATCAGCTTTAACCTCATCAGATGAAGACCAATAGTCTTTCCAATCTGACTCAACTTTTAATCGTTTCTTCTTGCCCTTAACTACCTTTGTTCTACGGAACCAAAACAACTTTTTACCTATATACTTGCGATTCGTGGCAGTATTAGTAATCAAGTACACATACCCATAAGCTTCTTCTGGAACAGTTTCTAAGGGCTTTTCTTTATATATCCACATTTAAATACCAATATTAAATTAGTATTTATACAGCTTCCCAATAGTCGTTTCCGTCGGAAAAATTGTCACCCTCATCCCTTGGCGGCACAAAGAAGTAATCATCGGGATTTGTCATTATATCTTCGGCGTTTTCAGCTAGTTCGCCGGTACCCATAATGCCAGCTCGTTGTAGCATTTGGGTTTGTATAGACTTTTTATATCTATGCTCTTCGGATTCTTCACGACTCATATATGCCGCTTGCTTTTCCGAAAAGACTTTCTTTTGTTCCGCATTCCATTGTCTGGAATTGGCACAGGCCCGGCAACAGAAAGTTCCGGGCTTGTTATGAGCAGTACCACATTTAGGACAAGTCTTCGTCATCCTCGTCTTTATCCTCTATCTCTGCACCGCAGAAAGGACAGTTAGTTACTGTGTAATAGTCTTCGTCAAGTGTGTGACTTATCTTGAAGACTGCATCGCATTCGACGCATTCGAAGATTTTTCTTGCCATTGTGCTCCTCTTTTCTTAGCTTCTGCGTCAAATACTCGCTGACGTAAATCAGATGAGCTGAAGAAGTGATCTCGTTTGTTAAAATATAATTCTATTCCGCGTTTCAGGCAAATCTCTTTGCCTGTATATTCTGTATCTTTATATTCTTCGCCCAAGATGCGAACATCAATTGGTAAAGCCATAAAGATATCTTCTAATTCTTTTTCGGTTGAATATACTATAATCTCATCAACATGCTTGCATGCTGATACCTGAATCTGTCTTTCAATAATAGACTGAACAGGTTTGTTTTTGGTTTGTCTATCTAATGTTGGATCAACTTGAATCGCTGCAATTAGATAATCGCATTGACGCTTTGCTTCTTCCAACATAATTACATGACCTGCATGGAACAGATCAAAAGTAGAACAAGTTACTCCAATTTTTTTATTTGCACTCATATTTTCTCCACTTCAATGTTACATTTATTTAAAAATTCTATACCCGCATCGTTTCTATATTGATTGCGATAAAATACTTTTTTAATGCCTGCTATATGTATAAGCTTTGCACAGTCAAAACAGGGTGCATGAGTAATATACATTGTGGCACCTGCACCTGACTCATTGGATTGTGCTAGCTTGCCAATAGCATTCATTTCTGCATGAATAACTTCTGGCTTTGTCTTTGTACTAATAACAGTTGTGGGATACTCAGGGCCGCCTGGGTCAATTATATATGTTGAATGTTCTTCAAACGTATCCTCACAGTTATTGTCCCACCCTGCAGGCGTGCCATTATAACCAATAGATATAATTCTGTTATCTTTCTCAACAACCGCACCAACTTGCAATCTTTTGGCAGATGAAAGGAGGGCATATCCTTCAGCTGCTATCATATGTGCATAATCAAATTTATTCGGCATTCCATTTTCCTATAGGACATTTAGCAATGGGTATCATGGTCTTTGCCCATATAGAACAACCACATTTATCACATACCTTAGCACCAATGATAGTGGTAAGGTGTTCACACTTGTCGCAAATCTCTCTGCGCTTTTCGGTAAAGGTTATTTTTCTATCTTCACCCATTTTTTACAATAATATTCTGGACGCACTTTAGCATCCCAAGTTTTACAATACTTTGTGCCAGGTACATACGCACCGCAGTTGGCACAATTCTTATCACCTTTAGCTTTTTCATAAGCCGGTGGTAGCTTTGCTGATATTAAAGCACCATCAGCATAATGCCTAGGTGCAATTACTTCTTTAAATGATTTCATTTTGCCCACACATCTTCCCAAGAACCAGTTTGCGCAGCTTTAGCATAATCGGTCGCTCTATTCTCAAAGAAGTTTGTGTGAATAGGTGCGTTAATCATTTCTTCAACCCACGGTAAAGGATTCTTTTTAACTTTCATAATACCCTTAAGACCAAGACTAATAAGTCTACGATCAGTAATATAGCGTATATATTGTTTAACATCTGCTGCTGATAAATTTTCCATAGCTCCCATAGCAAAAGCTAGATCAATGAACCTGTCTTCAAGTAGAACCATTTGTTCGGCAATTGTATATAATTCGCCTTTTAGTTCATCGTTCCAAATCTCATTATTCTCTTGTATATATGTTCTAAATAACTTAATCATTCCTTCACAATGTTGAGTCTCATCTACAATAGACCAAGTAACAATTTGTCCCATTCCCTTCATTTTACCATGACGGGGAAAATTCAACAACATAATAAAGGAACTAAACAACTGCATGCCTTCTGTGAATGCTGAGAAGATAGCAATATGCTTTGCTGTATTTTCTTTTGTGGTATTTTGTTGAGATATATTTAAAACATAATCATGTTTGGCCTTCATTTCTTCATAGGCCAAGAACTCATTATACATTGTTTCGGGTAATCCCAGTGTCTCAATCAAATGCGAATATGCCGCAATATGTAGCGCTTCGCGTGCCGCAAAGCCCAATAGCATCATTCGCACTTCAGGTTGTGGAAAGTATGGAAGATAATTATTAACATAACCACCAGCAACATCAATATCGCCTTGAGTAAAGAATCTAAAGATGTGTGTTAAGAATTGTTTTTCTTCTGCGCTTAACTTCTTTTTCCAATCTTTAACATCTTCTACCATTGGTACTTCTGTATGCATCCAATGAGATTGTTCATGCTTCAACCAGGCATCATATGCCCATGGATAATTAAATGGCTTGAACGAATCTCGTGTATCTGTAAGATTCGATTTGGTCTTTTTAATCATTGAGGAACTCTTCTACTAAATTTTTAGCTTTAACACCAACCATTCTACCTGCGACATTGCCATTATTGTCAATCTTAACAAGGGTTGGAACTCCGCGAATACCATATTCAATTGCAACATCTTGTTGTGCATCAATATCCACAACTTCAATGGGAATATTAGTATCAATTTCTTCAAGTATACTTGCCATTGCTTTACATGGCTGGCACCATGATGCTGTAAATCTAATTATTTTTTCCATTTATTTATTCTCCGTTAAACCGAAAATGAAGAGCCACATCCGCAAGTTGATTGCGCATTTG